TTATTTCGTGGGCTTTACAATCTCACCCACTCGTCGATAGACCTTCTTGGTCATCTCTTCGGTAGTGTGCCCGAGCAGGCGGCTTGCGTGTGTGAGCTCGATCTCACTGGCCGCTTTGGGACGGATGTCTTTGAACTGGAATTGGCGGATCAGCACTGCCAGGTCAGAGTCGCCGTCGGCGCCGGCTTTGATGGCAGCTTTCTCGCGGGCTTCGTCCCAACGATTGCGCAGCATCTGCTGACTCATCCGAAGGCCGGATGTGTTGGTGATCAGCCTCGACGTTTTTATGCCGCTGAGTGCACGGCGTTCCTGCAGGTCATTGATAAAGGCACTGAGCCCGGACTGCACACCTTCATCCTCCAGTCGTAGGCGAAGTTTCTTAGCGGTTTTGCCTTGTTTGACCATCAGGAACTCGGCGTTTAAATCGGTGGTGGACACCTTCAACACGTCGGCCGGGCGCTGACCGGTCAAGTAGGCGAGGTCCATGGCATCCTTGAGTTCCTGCACGGCTGCGTCGTACACGGCATTCCACACGATATCGCCTGCGTAATAGTCCCGTGGGGTCTCTTTGTTGCGGCGCACACCGAAGCAAGGGTTGGCGTTGTTGGTCAGGCCCCACTCACGGGCGATCGTGAACATATGCGAAAGCAGCGCGATTTCCCGATTCGCCCTGACCTTTGCTGTCCTTGCGTCCCGGTATTGCGCGACCACCTGAGGTGTAATCGAATCAATGGGGGCTTTCTCAAACGCTTTCCTGAGCTGTTTGAGTTCCTTCATGTTGTCGGATTGGGTGCGTAACCCCTTCGTCGGGATGATCTCTTTCACGTACCTGTCGAACAAAAAGCCCAGCAGATGGTTGGGCTTTGGAGGTGCGCGGCGCTCCAGCCTGGCCCATTCCACTTTGGCCTGGTCGAGGTCGCCGCCCAAGGGAATCTCCTTGCGTTTACCCTCGGCATCCCTGCCGTTGTAGTAGTACCCAATCCATGTCTTTCCACTCTTTCGCTTGTGGCATCGTCGGATCATACGCGGGGGTAGATCCCGGTTCGCTGGCGATTTCTGGCGCATTGTCAGCTCACGTTCGCCAAGTCGAGCGTCCAGGTTTCGGCCGCCGGGTTCACGGCAGAAGGCGTGACGCCAGCCAGTTTCATTCGGGCGTACACCCGGCCTACAATCGGGCGACGAGCTCCGGTCAGAACATGCTCCCAATGGTTATCGATCAACCACTGGATCTGTTTCGACGGGATCTGATAGCCGGTGATGGTGGCCAGTTCTTCATCAATGAGGGTTTCGCTTTGGAATTCCATCATCACTACCTCAGTCGCCACAGAAGCATGCGATTGCTTCGTCGTGGTCTGTGAACATGTCGAATTGGGTGTCGGAGTAGTCGATCATTTGCTGATAGCTGGGCCGGTCGAAGCGGAAGCGAGCACCATCGCCAGTGAACTTGCCGCCCGATACCACCTCGCTTTCCATCCTTGCCCACCACAACGCTTTGGGGCGGTCGCTGGCGATGATCGAATAGACCTGCTTGGCGCCTTTGAGAAAACACAGGTCACAGTTCCCCTCCAGCGTTCTGCCGTTGATCGTCGGTAGCATCAGGTCGAACGGCTGGGAGTCCCAGAAATCCGTCACGTCCTGTACGCCGACGCCGGCATCAGCCAGCGGCATGGTCATTGATGCCCATTTGCTTTCTGTAGTGCTTTTCCGGGTTCGGATCTTCGCCACCCTGCGCGGTTCGTCGGCGCGTATGCCGGTCATCATGTCCACCGGTGCTTCTTCGGTCGAAAGGCACAGGGTGCGCAGGTACTTGTGGATGATCCTTATCTTGAGGTCGATGGTGCAGAACCTGGTTACGGGGTTGGGTAGGTACTTGCGTTTACGAATAAGCGCTTCGAATGGTTCGCCCTGGCGGCTGGCAGTGGCGTAATCCACCACCGCGAAACCCTTGTCATCGTCGCGAAACTCCAGCCAGATAATGCGTACGGCCCACCGATCTGCGCACGCACGGACAAATTCCAGCGTGGCGGGATGCTCTTTGCCGGTGTTGGCAAAAATGATCAGCAGGTATTTGGCAATGTCCTCTGCCGTGTTGTGCAGAAGCACCATGAACAGCATGTAGGCACTCGTGCGTCCGCCGGAGAAGCTGACAACAGTTGGTCCTGCCATTGCGTAATGTCTGTGCATGTGGTGCGCAGCGCTGATCATGCTGCCTCCCGCTGTTGCAGGGTTATTTCCCACGGATCATTAGCGCGGGCCAGCGCGGTCATAGGCGGCGGGCTGACGCTGTTACCACACATGTGCACCTGCTGAGTGACGGTGAAGGGCTTACCGTCGGCACCGTGGGTGATGTGGTAGTCCGCTGGAAAGCCCTGAGCCTTGTACAGCTCGGCTGGCTTGAGCATCCGCAGGCAGATGTCGACGATTACGTAGGGCGTGCCTAGGCTGTGATACCACCTAATCCCGTGGTGGCTCTCCTGCAGTAGGGTGTCGGCAATCGTCAGTGCGCATCGTTTGCCACTGACTGCCCCGTTCTCCATGGCCTTTCGTAAGGATGAGGCCAGAACACAGGGCGCGCTGATCACGGCCTGTTCTTGTGCTGTGGGCGACAAGAGTGGGAGGTGCGTATACCCCTTAACAGGCTGCGCGAGCGGGCGTGCCTGAGCGTTTAGCGTTGCATCGGCGAGCGCTGCCCTGCGCAGCTTTTCGTGGGGTATAAGTGCCTCGGCAGTGGCGCTGGAAGGGGCAATAATGCCTGCTGCTGCGCAGCAGAGACTGTTTGTTTCTAGCGTGTTGACCCCACCTACAGCGCGGAGCAAAGCGGGCTGTGCATTGGCTTTATCCTGGTGGTCCTTCATGCCGCTTTTCTCCGATGTTCGATAGCGAGTTGGTCCATCAGCCGCTGGTGGTAGGTGAGCCGGGCTTCGGCGGCAGGCCATGGGCGGATGGTTTCGACCATGGGTTCGATACCGACCAAGCAATCCCAGATAGCTGGATCGGTTGGCATGAGGTCGCGGCGCTCGGTCGCCAGTGCAATCAGGTCGGCTTGGTGCACGCTGGCAGGAAGATCCAAGGCCAAGTCGAAGCGCTTACAAACGCGCCCCCAGATCACGTCCTCAAAGCCCCGGTAGTCTGGCATCCACTGCTTGAGTGGGCGGGTGATGTCACCCAGGTATGCCTCTGTGGCGTCGTGAAGTAAGGCCGTGAGCTTGTGTTCTTCCGGTACCAGCGCGGCGACGATGCAGCTGTGTTGGGCCACGCTGTAGAACTCGCGGGTGTGGCCGTTGAATCGGCACAGGTGGGCCAGCGCGTGCGAGATGTCCCGTGGGTCGATCATGTCGGCGTCAGGCTCGAACAAGTCGAAGCGTTTGCCGCTGGAGGTGAGGATCCAGTTCATGCGGCTTCCCTCCCCAGGTCGGCCAGGAGTAAGGCGTTGTCGGTTGCCTTGTGCAATTGGCGCAAAGCTTCATATCCGATCAGTGCTTTCAACTGGCGGTCGAACTCTTTGCTGTAGCGGGTCAGGGCGCGAAGATCCTTGGTGGCCTTTGCATGTTGCTGTTGCAGTGTGCCGGCGGCCTGGGGCGTTAGACGCAGCATCGGAATGGCCTGGCTCATACGTCACCGCCACAAGCTTTGTTTTGTTGGGCGACGGCATCTTGGTGAGTTGGTTGAAAATAAAGAGCCGCTTTTTCGGCGTCTTTCGGACACATTTTTATCTTCGGGCTTTCTCCGATCACTAGTCGGCGAGTCTGGGCCTCAGTGGTCGAATTATTCACTTCAGTCGCGGCCATTTCTGGTGCAGCTGGGTCCAGCAAAGCTGCCATGGCGAGCGCTTGGTCGCGGAGGGTAAGTGAGTCGCGCTCTAGCTTTTTCCCGGTGCGAAACGCACTGAAGGTTTCCGCCGCAATCCGCAGTTTGTCGGCAATGTCCAGCAGCGTCTGGCGCGCCGGATCCCCCAGCTTCGATGCATCCAATGCCCGTTTGTAGTGGTCAAACAGTTGCTTGTGGTGAGACTGGGCTTGCTCAAGCATTAGTTCCAGGTTCCGGATGGCGCCTGAGTTATCTGATTGCTGAATAGCCTTGCCTTCATCCATGCCTTCGATGCGTCCATCAATCAGGCCTCCCCTATAGCCGACCCAATAGAGGATCGCGGCTGCGAAAATCATGCTGATCAATGCGCAGATTTGAATCGTTGTCATGTGGTGTGCTCCTGGCTGTTTCGTTGGCTGGTGGTGGCAGCCGTTTGGTTACTGGTCTTACTCGGTTAAATCGTTTGGAGGCCTCGGCATGTCCTCGTCTGCCTTGTAGGCGCGGATGTCGATCAGTGCCGCGACGTGCTTGATGTGCGCGTACCGCAACGCCTTCACACTGTGATCCAGCGTGGTCACCGGTAGTTGAATCCGCCCGCTGTTGATCGCCTCGGTGAAGGTCTTTTCATTGAGGTTCTTGAAGTAGTGCACGCGCAGCTTTTCCAGGGGGATAAGCACGTCACCGAAGAGTTGGTGCAGCATCTCGACGGTCGCGCTATCCGGCGCGGGTTGCAGTCGTAGCGGTGCTTGACTGTTGTTGCTCATGGGCAGCGGCCTCCTTGCGTTTGAGTCGTGAAGGGTGGTTCCAGGCGTTCAGGCAATGGCGTTTGGTCAGCTCCCGCAGATGCTCCGGCACTTCGAGGAGCGCGGCGTTGCGCTCCTCGCGTGTGTGCATGGCGACGATCTGGCGGGCGTACTCCCTAGGCCACGTCACGGTCGTCTCCCGGGATGGCTGGTAGTTCGAGGCCCAACTGTTCGGCGAGCCAGCGGATGCCAGCTTGGCGGACCTTGGTCGACTGGCTGTACTGCATGCCGGCGGTTTCGTGGTACCAGTGGCCGTCCTTGACTCGCAGGTACTGGCGGTCCCGCACCGGAAAAGTCGGTAGGTTGCGGTCGTTGAGCAGGCCCTTTCCACGCATGAGTGCGATCAACTTGGGTCGGGTGAGGCCGAAGTACTTGGCTGTTTTTTCCAGGCTACGTTCCATTTCGGCCTCCTAAGCAGCATGCGCGGCGGGTGTCGCCACGGCGGCGAGGTGGGTGATGGATTCGGCCACCATGGAGTAGATCTCCACGTCGCTGCCGTACACCGTGAAACACTTGGTGCGCGGCTTTCTGACGCCGATGCTCATGATGGTGGTGATGCCGGCGCGGGTTTTGTTGCGGTGGATTGCCAAGTTGATCGGTTGCTCGAAGCCCATATCGAGACTGAGCGCGCCACCGGTTTGCACCAGGTCGAATACCTGCTGCTTGTGTCCGGTCTCGAACACGCCGTAGCGGCGCTCTACGTGCGGCAAGGACGATGGATCAGTTGGGTTGGTTGGCCCGTTGACGATCTCCTCAATGAAGTCCGCAAGCTTGAGGTGCATCTTCTTGGTGTTGGCCAGGGTCAGCGTGTGGCGCTCGCTGCCCAGTTCAACGGTGAAGTGCGTGTCGACTTTTCGGCGCTCGACATTCAGGCGGAAGGCCAGGGCTTCACGTTGTGTTTCGGCGCGCAAGATATGGTTGAAGGTCTCGGTCAGGCTGACTTGGGCCTTGAGCAGGGTCAGCGTACGGTTGTCGAGTTTGTACTTGCTCATGCCGCTTGCCCTCCGCCGTTTGGACCAAATGGGGCAGGCACGGAGCGTTGTTTCAGCTTGGGTTTGGACGCGATGAAGGCGCAGCCGCAGTCTTGTGCCAGGCGGCGGATTTCGAAGATGCGGGAGGGGTTAGCAGCGGCCGGGTGGACGTGCAGGGTGGCTGTGGTGTGCATGATGTTGCCTCGCTCTGTGGTGGAAGAGTGAGGTAAATATCAACCAGCGGTTGATTTATGTCAACTATTGATAAATTGGTGCTTTTTTATGGTTTCGGATGATGCTGAAGTGACATGGATAGTGGCCACATAGTATCGTCTATTGCTCTGCTACCTGATGGTTAGCTCTAGTGACTTAGATCCTTTCGCAAATGGAGTTGTAAATGAGTGATACTGAAGGTCTCGATCCGGGAAAATTTGCAGCTGACTTTGTAGCTGCAAACATTGAGAAAATATATAAATTAGGGCGTCAGGCGTGGGGCAGCATTGATGAGGCCGCGCAAATAAAACTTAGAACTGCCTATGCTGATTACCTAAAAATTACAAGAGAACGTTATTCAAAGTCTAAATCGTTTTTTATTAGGTCGCAGTCTGTTGATTTGTATAGTTACTATGTGTCAACAGGAATCAGGTGTGGCAATTATGTAATTAATACTCCAAATTTTTATAATTGTATTGATGGCTTTAGTCGTATTGTCATTACAGGCACTGGTGGGAGCGGGAAATCTGTATTGATGAAGCACCTCTTTCTGGATTGTATTCGGGATAAGCGTTATGTCCCTATTATGATGGAGCTTAGGGATATTAATGCTGAAAAAATTTCTGTAGAGGAGTTCATTCGAAGAGTTTTGGATGAGAGTGGATTTGATACCAGAGGTGATTACATAAAAAAAGCAATGAAAGCTGGCCATTTTTGCTTCTTTTTTGATGGATACGATGAGGTAGATCACGATCTACGGCCTCAGGTAATTAGGCAGATTATGAGTCTGGTGAATCGTTACTCAGATTGTCCCTTTATAATGTCATCTAGACCCGATGATGTTTTTAACGGTCTGAATGCATTTAATGAATTCAGGATTATGCCTCTCAGTCTCGAGTCTGCCTCTGAGCTTGTAGACAAGCTTCCATTTGATGCGGAGATAAAGGGAAAATTTCAGCGGGATTTAGCAGGCAGTTTATTTGAAAGCCATAAATCATTTTTATCTAATCCATTGCTTTTGTCTATTATGCTTCTGACTTATGGTGAGAATGCAGAGATACCTAATAAGCAAAGTATCTTTTATAATCAGGCCTATGAGGCTCTTTTTCAAAGGCATGATGCGAATAAAGGGGCTTATACAAGAGTAAGGCTAACAAAGCTCGATATACAGGATTTTGCAAGAATTTTTTCCCTGTTTTCGGTGCAGACCTTTCAAAAGAGACTTTTCAAAATGTCTCGCTCAGATTGTCTTACTTACATTGAAGTAAGTCGCGATGCTCTGCAGAAAAAATTTAAGGCTCAGGATTATCTGGGTGATCTTCTTGGCGCAGCGTGCCTAATGATCGAGGATGGGCTAGATGTAGCATTTTCGCATCGGTCCTTTCAGGAGTATTTTGTAGCTTTATATCTGTCGACCGCTGCTCCTGAGGTACAAATTAAACTAATAAAGATGTATTGGGAGAATATGTCCTCTGATAATGTAATGTCGCTATTATATGAAATAAACCCTGATTTGGTTGAAAGGATGTTGTTGGTTCCAGAGTTGGAAAGGTTTTTTGCGGAGTTGGGAGTTAAGAAGAGTGTGGGGGTGACCCATGCTGCTAAGTATTTAAAAACTTGCTATACAAGCTTCATAATAGATCCCTCTATGTTCCATGCGACATCCGATAAATCATCTAAGATGGTTGCCAGATGGGATAAGCTCACGAGTTTTACTCTGATGCATATATTGAAGGTTTCGCGTCTTACAGATGAGTACGTTTCCGATCTCTCGCTTGAAATGGATAAAAAATATGGCGCGAATTCACCAGGTGGGAATATTGATTACCCTAGCAAGGGTATGACATACAAAACACCACTTTTGATTGATATTATGAATAGTAAAGGTCATTTTTCTAAGGAGTACTTAGATAATATGTATTCGTACTATAAAACAATAAAATCCAAAAATGATAATGTAATGTCGGACCTTAAAAAAATGCTTGGTTTGAAATAGGTTTTTATGCTTCTTACTGGTCACTCCGGTATGAAGCTACCAACTACTTTTCCGCAAATGTGCGTTTCCTCCGTAATATCAATGATTGGATATTGCGGATTGATTGGTCTTAAAAACTGCCGGCCGGCATCTTCTACTAGTATTTTGAAGGTGGCCTCGTTTGTTCGCGGCACTCTTGCGATCACACGATCTCCAGTCTTCGTTTCAGCCTCAGGATCTACGAATATAATGCACCCAGTGGGATAGCTACGTCCGGGGCCTGGATTAGTCATCGAGTCCCCAAGTACCTTTAGTGCATACCCGTTCCCGCTTATAGGAACAGGACAAGAGAGCCACGTCTCACCATCATGCTGTTCAAAATTTGATTCGCACCAAGCTCCTGCTTGAACCCATGATATCAAAGGGACCTTGCCAAAAAGCCGCGTTATCTCGCCAACATTGGTTTCATTGCCAGATGGGAACTGTTTAACGTTACTCTCGACCGTTTGCTTTTTAGGTAAAACACCATATTCAAGCCATTCCCTGCGTACCTTCAGCCATGAACAGAGTGCGACCATACTATCTGCTTCAGCTATTGCATCACCATTCAACCACTTGCTTATTGCTTGGGGGCTTTTTCCCAGCCCTACGCTCTTAAGATACTTATGGATATCCACCCCACGACCGCGGGTGCGTACACCGGCATCGTCGAGGGCTTCGTGAAGGCGCGCCGTGAAAGCTGCCCGTAGCTCGTTCTTATCAACCATGAGTTGATACTCTCACAGGGGTTGCGCAATAGTCAGTTGATGTTAATATCAACCGAGAGTTGATAAATGGAGGTTGCCATGTTGGACCCCGCAGATTTTCCGAACGCCATCGCGTTCGCATTTGAAGCAGTAGGCGGCATTGGTGCCGCCGCCAAGGTGTGTGAAAGGAGCTATCAGGCGCTCAATAAATGGCGCTTGGCTGCCAGTCTTCCCCGCACCGATTACACCGGTGAGACCCACTACGCAAAACTCTTAGCGACCGCTGCGGAGCAGAAGGGCAATGCGTTTGACGCTGCCTGGTTGCTCAATGCATCGGCTCCACTGAAGGCTGCAGTGTAGATAGAAAAAAGGCGACCCAAAGGCCGCCCAGTTCCTCCCGGCACACACCACCACAGTGCTGTCGGGTCGCGACGAAGGTAGGAGGGCACACCACATGCAAGCCACCTCCCTTTATCGCGCTGCCAAGACACGGATGTCTTGGGTTGCTGCCTTTTCCACCACAGATTAGGCAGCTGTTGCGCCAGAGGTGAGCAACGGATTGTTCGCCTCGGCACGGTGCCGGTTTCGATCCCTAGATCTAGCCGGCGTTTGGGCCCTTTCAAGCCACGCGGCAAATGTATCACCACTGCATGTCGCGGGGCACTGGCAACTTCGTAGGATTAATGCCATGAGCCGAGTAGTTTTAAGCTGTGTTGATCGAGCGCAAAGGGAAGTTTTGACGCTCGAATTAGCTCTGTACCACGCCGCACGGGACTATCCCGGTGGTGCCGCTGCAATCGCCGCCACCACCGGTCGAAATGCCACCACGCTGCAGCACAAGTTGTCTCCTACCCACCCGTCACACGCCATCAACATTCAAGAGTTCGGCGAGATCCTCGAACTGACCAAGGACCGTCGTATCCTCGATGCGGTGCATGCACTGGTCGGTGACACAACCTGGCAGGAGCTGGCTGAAACCTATACCAGCGACATGCCCGAAACGCTCACCACTGGAATTGCCTCGTACTTCCGGCAGGTTGCCGACCTGGCTGATACCTGGGCCAAAAGCATTGGCGACGGTGTTGTGAATGACCAGGAATTGGCCGAGATCCGCCTGCAGGTGTTTCGCGGGATCCAGGGCCTGTTGGGGATGTTCAACCGCGCCAAATACGTCAACCAAACCACTCGGGGGACGGACCGTGGCTGATATCGCTGACTTTGCAAATGACCTGGTGCAAGAGCGGATCGATCAAGCCGTGGCTGCTCGCCTGGCGCTGATGTCCAACGCGGCACCGTATTCTCTGATGTTCTGCGATGATTGCGACGAGCCTATCCCGGAGGCACGCCGTTTGGCACAACCCGGTTGCACACTCTGCGTTGGCTGCAAGGCCGCTGATGATCTGAGGGCTTCTCGTTATGCTCGATGACGTACTCAATCAGTTCGCAGACTTCGGTCTTGAGCCCGCGCAGCCACTGGTATTTGGCAAACTCACTCGCTGCAAAACCACCCAGGACAAGGGTAAGGAAAAAAACGGCTGGTACGTCATTCACGAGCATCGCACCGAAAAGAACGAGATGTTGATCTTTGGCAGTTTCGGTGACTGGCGCTCAGGCGATACCCAAAAGATCAAGGTCAAGGCCGGTCGCATGAGCCCCGAGGAGCGCGAAGTCATGCGCGCTCGCCAAGAGGAAGCCAAGCGCAAGGCTATCGAGATAGCAGCCAACGCCTCACGCCGTGCGGCCAACCGTGCTGCCGGCCTGTTCAAGCGTATGCCCGAGAAGGGCAAGAGCGCCTACTTGGATCGAAAGCAGATCGTTGGCTTCAAGGTACGCTATGCGCCACGCACCGGCGCATTTTTAGTGCCTATGTGTAACGTGCGCGACCAGATCGTTGGTCTGCAGGTGATCTTTCCCGCGAAGCAAGAAGACACAGGGCGCGACAAGGCCTATTGGCCCTACGGCATGTCGAAGGAGGGCGCCTTCCACCTGATCGGTCCACACCCTGAACCGGGTGAGCCGGTGTTGGTATGTGAGGGCTACGCCACGGGCGCCAGCCTGCACATGGCCACTTCGCTTACCGTCGCCATCGCCTTCGACGCGGGCAACTTGCTGCCGGTCTCCAAGGCCATGCGCGAGCGTTTCCCCGGCTGCCCGCTGATCATCTGTCGCGATGACGACTGGAAGACCAAACGCCCCAATGGCGATCCCTGGAACCCTGGCGAGGAGAAGGCCAGCAACGCCGCGCTGGTTGTTGGCGGCCAGGTGGTCGCTCCGGTGTTCTCAGGTGAACGCGAGATCAAGTGGACTGACTTCAACGACCTGCACGTCGCTGAAGGTTTGGAGGTCGTCCGCCGCCAGGTGCTGGCGGTGGTCAAGCCTCCTGCAGCGGGTGGCTGGAAAGACCAACTCGCCCGTACCGAAAACGGCTCCCTGATCGCGCACATGCAAAACGTTGAGCTGATCCTGGGTAACGATGAACGCTGGGCCGGTGTCATCGGTTACAGCGTGTTCAGCTCCAAGATCGTGAAGCTGCGGTCCGCGCCCTTCGGCGGCGGTGACGGCGACTGGGCCGATATCGACGACATGCGCGTGATGAAGTGGCTCGCCCAACAGTACAACTTGCGCGTGAAGGCGTCCCATGTGATCGAGGCGGTCAGCGTGGTTGCGCACGACCACGCCTTCCACCCGGTACGCGAGTACCTGGAGAAGCTGGAGTGGGACCGCGTACCGCGCATCGAAACCTGGCTCACTGATGTGTTGGGCGTACACGCCAGCGAGTACTCGGCCAAGGTGGGCAAGCGCTGGCTGATCTCGGCGGTTGCCCGGGTGATGCGCCCAGGTTGCAAGGCCGACTCGGTGATGATCCTCGAAGGCGGGCAGGGCGCAGGTAAGTCCACGGCCATGGGTGTCCTCGGAGGCGAGTGGTTCATGGACACGCCTTTTGCTCTTGGCGACAAGGACAGCTTCCAGGCGATTCGCGGCAAGTGGATCGTAGAGCTGGGCGAGCTGGACAGTTTCAACAAGGCAGAAAGTACTAAGGCCAAGCAGTTCTTCTCCGCGTCCACCGACACCTACCGCGAAAGCTACGGCCGCAGAACGAATGACGTGCCACGCCAGTGTGTTTTCGTGGGCACCACCAACCAAGAGGAATACCTCAAGGACGCCACGGGCAACCGCCGTTACTGGCCGGTGTTCTGCAACAAAGTCGACCTGGAGCAACTGCGCGAGATCCGCGATCAGCTATGGGCCGAGGCGTTGTTCTGCTTCGAGGCCGGCGATATCTGGTGGGTGAACAAAGACGAATCCAAGATGTTCGCCGAGGCCCAGGACGAGCGCTTCGTGGTGGACGAATGGGAAGGGCCAATTCTGGCCTGGATGGAGGAGTCGCAGATCGGCGAGACTGCGACCGGCAACGAGATCCTCACTCAGGCGCTCAAGCTGGACTTCGGCCATTGGGGCAAGCCTGAGCAGATGCGGGTCGGGGCGATCATGCACCGCCTGGGTTGGCGCAAGCGGCGCATGCCGGCCTTGCCGAAAAGCGGCGTGCGGCCATGGGCCTATGAAAAGCCTGCGGGATGGGGGCGTGCGTCTGCGTTGCAGCAGTCGGTGATCGAGGAGCCTTGCTTCGATGATTAAGCGAATCGACGAGATGCTCAAACTATGGGCCCAGGATCTGCACTCGCCCGTGCCGGACAACGTGGGCGGATCGAGCGGTGGCAACATGATCGCCATGCTGATGGAGTGCAAGGGCGAGTTGATACGCGGCACGCGCGGCAGTCGGGTGCTGCTGGATGAGTCAGTGGATATCGAACTGATCGTCAAGAAGCACCTTCCGCCCCGGCTCGCCTTGGTCGTGTGGGAGCATTACTGCAACCACGAAAGCTTCCTTTCACAGAAGCTTCTGCACTGCGCATGCAGCTCACGGACGTACTACATGCGTCTGCATGACGCCCATGTATTCATTCAGGGGATGCTGATGGGGAAAGCTGCATGACCCTCGGCGGCACTTCGCGTTCTTCTGTCCTACTGTCTGGCCTTGTCCGACTCGCATTTTGTGCAGTTGGACAGGCGCAGGCCACGCTGTTGTTGGTCCGTCCTACTGTCCAACCTTCACCCGCCCCGCGCACACATGAGCATAGCGGGCACGTAGTCGCGCCCATGGCGCGTACGCGTGCTTTTAGCTTTCTCTCTATACACAAGGAAAAAGGAAAAAGGTAGGACAGTAGGGCAGAGCCCCGTATTCAGGCGCCTGTGGCTGTCCTACTTCGATCAAGAATAGTGGGACAGGTAAGACAGTGCACCAGAAGCGATAGCCGATTGAATGCGTTGTCCCTGCGTTGCACCTGCGTCATACCTGCATTGCACCCGTATTGCGCCATGGCATTAAAACCCTCTTGCTGCCAGTAAAATCCACCTGTAAAAAGTACCCATCTTCGATAGGTGCGACCGCAAGCAGCGGGACTCACCACCACACTGAACCCGGCCATTGCGCCGGGTTTTTGCGTTTATGGGGTAGGGCGATGACGAACGAGCAGCAAGCGCTTATTGAGATGCCGATCTGGATGGTGATCGTACTGTCCCTGATCGGCGGCATTTCCGGCGAGGCATGGCGGGCCGATAAGGCGGGAGTGAGCGGCTGGTCGCTGGTCCGCCGCTTGCTTCTTCGGTCCGGGGCCTGTGTGGTTTGCGGACTGTCCACCATGATGTTATTGCACGCGTCGGGCATGTCGGTCCTGGCGGCGGGGAGCATTGGCTGCCTGACGGCGATGGCCGGTGCCGATGTCGCCATCGGCTTGTACGAACGCTGGGCCGCCAAGCGGTTGGGCGTGTGCGATGTGCCGCCCTCGGGCAGCGGCCCTGCTTGATACTCTGGAGGCCACGTAATACGTGGCTCTCAGTGATTCGCACCAAAATGAAGCACTAAAAAACACCGGGGACCCTGTCGGCATTCGAAGGGCACGGGGCATGAAACCCGCGGGAAAGCGTTAGCGGATGGGCTGCCAGCTTACTGAAATTCAATCCATTGAAATTGAAAGGTTTCCATTGAAAAGCCGTTGAAAAGGAGGACTTATGACGGATCCACTGTTTCTGTCTAAAAGCGCTTTCGCGGCTCGCATCGGCAGGACGCCGAGTTACATCACCTGGCTCAAAGGCAACAATCGCCTGGTCCTGTCGCCGGACGGCAAGATGGTCGACGTGCTGGCAACTGAAGCGCTGATCGTCGAAACCGCCGACCCCAGCAAGGCCGCCGTCGCTGCTCGACACCAGCAGGACCGGATCCAGCGTGACGTTTACAGCCAACTCTCCCCCCTGGTCGAGCCGACTAACACGGCTGCGCCGCCGCAGCCTATTGCTGTCGGCACCAAGGGCCACGACTTCCAGAAGGCTCGCGCCATGCGCGAACACAACCTGGCGCAGTTGGCCGAGATCGAGCTGCACAAGGCGCAGGGCTCACTGGTAGCCAGGGATGCTGTCGAGATGGGGGCGTACAACGCGGGGCGCCATCTGCGCGACCAGCTGTTCGGCCTGTTGCCCCAGCTGTCCCACAAGGTTGCAGCCATGACGGATCCCTGGGACATCGAGAAACACTTGGCGGCGACACTTCGTAAATCACTGGAAGAGGCTGAGCGCATGTCCTCGTCCGACCTTGAACGAGCAATGACAACGAGCTGACCTATGACCACGGAATTTCCTGACGGTGACCGTGCGTACCGTGAGGCGTATTTCCGTGGGCTACGTCCAGACCCTGACCTCTGGATCGACGAGTGGGCCGATGAGTACATGCGCATCCCTCGCGATACCGGCGCGCCTGAGCCCGGCCAGTACCGCACGGATCGGACGCCGTACGCTCGCGAGCCCATGCGCTGTTTGTCACCGGCTCACCCGTGCCGGCGGGTCGTCACCATGGTGGCCTCGCAACTGATGAAGACACAGGTCGCCTTGAACTGGATGGGCGGCCTGATCCACATGGCACCGTCCAACATCCTGGCGCTGTTGCCAAGTCTGAGCCTGTCCAAGCGGGTTTCTGGACGGATCAGCAAGACGATCAAGGCGACCCCAGTACTAGCGAAGCGAGTAGCGGCCAGCCGCTCGCGGGATGCCCGCAACACCATGGATACCAAGGAGTTCGAGGGCGGCGCCTTGTACGTCACCACGGCGGGCTCGGCTGCCAACCTGTCCGAATTGTCGGCACGCTACATCTACGGTGATGAGGTCGACCGCTGGGAAAACGACGTCGGCCAGGAAGGTGACCCCATCGTGCTAGCAGAGACGCGGGCGACCAACTTTGGCCGCAACGCCAAGATCTATTTCTCCAGCTCGCCGACGATCAAGGGCGCCTCGCGGATCGCAGATCTGTTTGAGTCCAGCGATCAGCGTTACTACTACGTGCCGTGCCCTTCATGTGGGCACATGCAGGTGTTGGAATGGGAGCGCTTGCTCTACAGCCAGGACTACAGGACGGTTCACTACCAGTGCGCCGCGCCTGACTGCGACGTCCTGATTGAGGAGCATCACAAGACCGACATGCTCGCCCGTGGAGAGTGGCGTGCCCACGGCCGCGGTGATGGCAAGACCGTGGGGTTCCACCTGAACGCGCTTTATTCGCCGGTTGGCTGGAAGGACTGGGCCTCGCTTGCGGAGGAGTTCGAAGACGCCAAGAAGGCCCAGGCCAAGGGCGACATGGGGCTGATGCAGGTGTTCTACAACACCCGTCTCGCCAAGGTCTGGGACAGCGCGCAAGAGCAGACCAAGGCTGAAGTACTGATCGCTCGGGCACGACTGGAGACCTACACCCTCGGCAGTATGCCGGTGGGCGTGCTGATGCTGACCGGCGCCGTCGACGTCCAGGCAAACCGCCTGGAGCTGATGGTGATGGGCTTTGGTGTCGGCATGGAGCGCTGGGTGGTCGATCACCAGGTGATCTGGGGCGACCCTGCCGATGAGCGTACCTGGGCGGTGTTGGACGAGAAGCTCAAGATTCGATATCGGCATCCGTGCGGTGTCGCGCTTGCGATCCTGGCGACGGGCGTCGACTCCGGCGGTCACCACACCGACGAGGTGTACCAGTTCTGCCGTGTACGGCGCTGGCGAAACATCTTCGCCATTAAGGGCGCGAGCAAGCCCGGCAAGCCGGTGATTGCTCAACGACCGTCCATGGTCGATGTGACATGGAAGGGTCAGACCGAACGTGGCGGCGCCGAGCTGTGGTTTGTCGGCACCGATACCGCGAAGGACTGGATCTATAACCGCTACGCCTTCGAGGACGGCCCTGGTTCGCTGCACTTTGCCAACGACCTGCCGGACGAGTTCTTCGCCCAATGCGTTGCTGAGCGCAAGGTCGCCCGATACGTCAAAGGCTACAAGCGTATCGAGTGGGTCAAGGGCAAGGCTGAGCGCAACGAAGCGCTCGACCTGATGGTGTATTGCCTGGCAATGGCGCATTACCTCGGCATCAACCGCTACCAGGAACACGACTGGGAACGGGTGCGGCAAGCGCTGGCGCAGTCCGGTTTGTTCGACGATGTGTTGGGCGTGAAGCCCGTGCAGGGTGAGCGCGTCGGCGCTGACGAAACACGGGCACCGGCACCAGTTGCGGCGCGTCAGTCGCTACCCGCACCGCCACCTGCTGCACCTGTCGCCCAACCGCGACCCGCTGCACCCCCTCAACGCCGCAGCTCCACCAGCGGTTACCTGAAGAGACGCTGATATGTCGTTTGCCCCGAAGCACCTCGAAGCCATCGAGCGCGCCATCGCACGCGGTGAAAAGACCGTGCGCTACAGCGACCGCACGGTGGAGTACCGATCCATTGACGAACTGCTCAAGGCTCGCGACGAGATTCGCACGTCGCTGAGCCAAGCCGCCGGCCCGCGCTCTCGCGTGATCCGGCTTACCCATGGAGGCAAAGGAATCTAATGGCCCGATATTATCCGACGCTGACCCGTAATGGATTCTTGCTGCCGTCGAACATCAAGGCCAGTTACGAAGGCGCCGGGGAGGGCCGTCGCTCGGCCAGTTGGGAAGCCACCGATGATGGCATTAACAGCATCAATACCCCGGCCCTGCGCAACCTGCGGGCGCGTTCGCGGGCGGCGGTGCGCAATGACCCGTACGCGTTCAACGTAATCGACAAGCGCGTCAGCAATCTGATCGGCACGGGCATCACGCCCAGGCCGACCACGGACGACGCTGCTCTGCGCAAGCTGAAACAGCAGTTGTGGGACGACTGGGTGGATGAGGCGGACGCTGATGAGCTGACCGACTTCTACGGCATGCAGGCCCTGGTGGCGCGCACCGTGGAAACGGCCGGTGAGTGCTTTGTACGGTTCCGGCCGCGCAGCCCGAGCGAAGGCTTGGCGGTGCCGCTGCAGTTGCAGGCGCTGGCCCCTGAGTTTGTTCCCCACGACAAGTTCGAGACCGCCAAAAACGGCAACGTCATCCGCGCCGGGATCGAGTTCAACCCGGCTGGCAAGCGTGTCGCGTATTGGATGTATCTCTCACATCCGCGCGACTCTTCGTCGTTGAACGCCGGTTACAACCAACTGGTGCGTGTGCCGGCTACTCAGGTGCTGCACATCTTTGAACCGATGGAGCCTGGACAACTGCGTGGCGTGCCACGTTTGGCTCCTGTGTTGAAGCGCCTGCGCAGCCTGGACAACTACGACGACGCGGTGTTGTTCCGCCAGGAAGTAGCGAACCTGTTCGCCGGTTTCATCAAACGGCCATCGCCGGACATGGGGCAGCAACCACGCGACCCTGTTACGGGACAACTCCTGACCACCGACCGCGATGGCTTCACGCCGATGGTCGCCTTGGAGCCCGGCACGATGCAGGAGCTGGGGCCGGGTGAAGAGGTGGAGTTCTCTAAACCGCCGGATGCCGGCAACAACTACCCGGACTTCATGCGGCAGCAACTGATGGCTGCGGCGGCGGGTTCGGGGACGCCTTACGAGATCCTCACCGGCGACATGCGGGAGGTTAACGACCGGGCGCTGCGGGTGGTGCTCAACGAGTTCCGGCGCCGATTGGAGCAACTGCAATTTGGGGTGTATGTGCATCAGTTGTGTCGCCCGGTGCGGGCGGCCTGGATGGACATGGCGGTGTTGTCCGGCGCCCTGGTGCTTGAGGACTACGCGCAACGCCGTCGCGAGTACCTGCGCACGCGCTGGGTACCGCAAGGCTGGGCCTATATCCAGCCGGTGCAGGATGTACAGGCGAGGCGCATGGAAGTGCAAGCGGGCTTCGCCTCGCGCAGCGAGATGGTGCTGCGCACCGGTTACGACGCGGAAACGGTCGACACGGAAAACGCCGCCGATCTCGTCAGGGCCACCAACCTTGGCCTCAACTACACGACTCTTGAAGCCATCGAGCTGATCGATGACAAGGAACAACCATGAGCAAAAAGACAAAGCCCCGCGTTTATGACAAGGCGGGCAAGCCGGTAAAGGTCGCGGATAAAAGCTGGTACACGCTCCAGGCAAGCGGCGAAGCCGAGCAACGCAGCATCGAGATTTTCGTATACGGCGAGATCGGCGCCTGGGGCGTCACCGCCAATCAGTTCGTGCAGGATCTGCGCGCCATGGATGACGGCGCTTCCCCCGTGATTGTCGCGTTCAATAGCATCGGCGGTGATCTGTTCGACGGCCTGGCAATTCACAACGCGCTGTCGCGATTGGGCGAGCGCTGCACCGGTCGTATTGACGCCCTGGCGGCCAGCGCGGCCAGTGTCGCGGTGTGTGGCGCCCACCGGGTCGTGATCGCGGCCAACGCCATGTTGATGATTCACAACCCCTACACCTTTACCGGTGGTGATGCCGAAGACTTCCGCCGCGTCGCTGACGTGCTGGACCAGACCCTGGAAGCGATCATCGCGGCCTACAAAGCCAAGGCGCCGGACATCGACGAAGCCGAGCTGCGGCGCATGGTCAACGCCGAAACGTGGCTTACGGCCAATGAGGCAGTGGCGCTGGGCCTGGCCGATGAAGTCGGCGACGGCCTCAAGGTCAGCGCCTGTCTCGGCCAGGGCAGCGTGTTACAGCGCTTCCAGAATGCCCCGCCCGAGCTGCTAGCCCAACTGGACGAAGAGCCGGAAGTTGAACCGCCGGAACCCGATCCGGCCCCCGTCCTGGACGCGGCCAAACTGGCGCTGCTGGTCACTCAGGGCTGTGCGGCGGCCGGTATCAGCAACCTGGTGGACCCGATACTCGCCACGACGAAGCTGGAAAGCGAAGCGATAGTCCAGGCAGCGCTGACCAAGGCCAAAGCGCTGCATGGCCTGTGTGTCGCTGCACGGTTACCAGAGCTGACCGGTGAATTTATCAACGCAGGCTTGGACGAGGCGGCCGTCAGGGCACGCCTGTTCGACAAGCTAGTGGGCAGCGGCGGCGGGTTTGAAATCAACAACAGTTTGCCGCTGGACAATGATCCAGCTCCAACGATCAAGGCCAAACAGGTCGATACCCATGCAGTCTGGGCGGCTCGCCAGGCAGCACAGAACGGAACCTCGAAAGGAGCAAGAGCATGAAAATCGAATCGATGCACGCGGGCGAGTTCCTGCTGTCCGAAGGTGCTGGCACCATTTCCCGCGAGGCGATCAATGTCGCCGCCGGGCCGGCGCTGGAACCGGGCCAGATCCTCGGCTTGATCACTGCCACCGGTGAGTTCGGGCCGTATCAGCCAACTGCTGAAGATGGCACTGAAAACGCCATCGCGATCCTCTATGGTCCGCTGGGGCAGTCTGATGTTGTCCGTCGCGGTCGCGCTATTGTGCGGCTGGCCGAGGTCAGTGAAGCCCATTTGACCGGCCTCGACCCCGCTGCCGAAAAGGCTTTGGCCGCCCATTCCGTGATCGTCCGCTAAGACGCCCACCCTGTTTATCCATCCCGCCGAGTGCGGGATTTTTCGTTTCTGGAGAGTACCCCATGGCCGATATCGCCATTTTTGAAGACGATGCGTTCAGCGTTTCCTCGCTGACCGCTGCAATCAATGAACAGGAATACCTGCCGGGCCGCATCAGTAGCTTGGGCCTGTTCCGTGAAGAGGGTATCAGCACGATCACCGTGCAGATTGAGAAGGATGGCGACACCCTGGCCCTGGTGCCGGCAGGGGAGCGTGGCACTTCGGGCCTGGTGGTCGGTGGCTCCAAGCGTACGCTGATCCCTTTCAACACCGTGCACCTGCCGGAACGCTTCACCATCAAGGCCGATGAGATCCAGGGTATCCGCGCCTTTGGCACGCGCACCGAGTTGCAGTCGGTGCAAGATGTGGTCAACAAACGTCTGGCGAAGGCTCGCCGCCAGTTGGATGCCACGCATGAATTCCAGCGTATGGGTGCCCTGAACGGGCAGATCCTGGACGCGGACGGCAAGACCTCGCTGCTGGATATCTACAAGACGTTTGGCGTCAATCGCAAAAAGCTGCCGATGGGCCTGGGCAACCCGGACACTGAGTTGCGTGTCCGTGCCGGTGAAGCCCTGGATATGCAAGAGGAAGCCCTGGGCAGTATCACCAGCACCGGCTCCCGCGCCTTCTGCGGCAAGAACTTCTGGAACAAGCTGATCGTTCACCGGTCGGTCAAAGAGACTTATCTGAACTCCCAGCAGGCTGCCGCATTGCGTGGCGATGCCCGTGAAAGTTTCGAGTTCGGCGGGATCGTCTGGGAGCGCTATCGCGGCAAAGTGGCGGGTGTTTCGTTCGTTCACGACGACAAGGCCCTGTTGATCCCCGAGGGCGTACCGGACCTATACATCTCGTCCTTTGCGCCGGCCGACTACATGGAAACGGTCAACACCCAGGGCATTCCTTACTACAGCAAGATCGAGCCGCTGCCGTTCAACAAGGGCGTGGCCGGCGAAGCCCAGTCCAATCCGCTGCACCTGTGCACGCGGCCCCTGGCGCAGATCCTGCTGGAACTCTGATCGTGGCCTTCCGCGATCTGATCGACGACATCGACGACGTGGTATACGAGACCCTGGGCGACAGCGCCCAGATCGAAGGCCGCGCCGAGCCGGTGCTGGGCATGTTCGCGGCGCCTTGGAAGCAACCGCAGTTCGGCAAGGTCCACACCGGCTTACGTGAACCTCGCTTTGAGATCCGCGTGAAGGATTCGGACGGGCTCAGCAAGGGGCTGCGGGTCACCGTTGACCTGCCGACCCTGGATGGCGGCGGCGATTACGACCTGCTGCAACTGGAGCCCGGCGGCGATGGCCTGGTGGCCCTGATCTTGAGGAAGCGACCATGAGCGTCGGCAGCCATGTACAGCAAAACCGCGACAGCGGGATGATCAACATCCTACCGTCTGCGGTGCATTCCCAGGCCTTGCGCGAGTTCGGCCAACTGGTGCCCAAGGCGGCGGCAGCGGCTCAGCGTCGAGCGATCAATAAGACGTTGGGGCGGCTGCGTACCCACATCGCACGAGCGGTAGGCAAGCAGGAGCGGATCGCCATCGGCGCCGTCCGGCAACGCTTGCGGGCTTATCCGGTCAGCGGTGGGACGATGCGCGGTAAGTTGTGGTTTGGGGTCAACGCCATTGAGGCCAGCCGCATCGGACGGCCTCGGCAATCCCGCACCGGTGTCTCGGTGGCGGGGCGGCGCTACCAGGGGGCGTTCTTCAAACAGGTATACGGCAGCAGTCCTGATATCTGGATCCGCACGTCGAGTAAGCACTTCAATGCCACGGATTACCCCGACAGCACGCAGGGGCGGCGCAGCTCTGGCTTCATTGCCGAGAGCGACAACCGCTTCCCCTTGGCGAAAGCCAAGGTCTCGCTGGACCAGGTGCGACCGCACTTCGACAGCTGGGTGAAGCGCGCCGATGAAATCTTGCTGGAGATCCTCAAGCAAGAACTCAACTTTGAATTGCAGAAGTACCTCAAGGGGACTGCCCGTGTCTGATCAGCCTTTCAGCCTCGACCGCCTGTATGACGCCATCGAGCAGCACCTGCAGGAGCACTTACCGGGCATTCGGGGCGCGTCGTTCTGGCCGGATCTGTCGGCAGACACCAGCATTCTCACGCCGGTGGTGCTGCTGGAAATGGCCGAGATGGAGCCGGCGCCGGATATCGGTACCGGTGAAACTGCGCTGACCTGCAAGTTCGAGGCGCGGATCATTGTCGATTCGATCAGCGCGGACCCGCAACGTCAGGCCGTGCAACTTGCCTCACAACTGGCGGTGCTTCTGCGGGCGCAGAGCTGGGGCTTGGAGGTCGCCTGTGCGCAGTTCGTGCGCTCGACCCAGGACTGGACCAAACCCGAACTGGATGGCTACTTCGTCTGGCTGGTGGAGTGGGATCAGACGGTTTTCCTGGGCGCTGAGGAATGGCCGTGGCCGGATGAGCCTCCGGGCTCGCTGGTCATCGACCTGGGGCCAGATGTCGGGCAGATCAACCCAGGGGATCTGCAATGAGCTACGCCAGTGCCGAGCACGACCGCATTATTGCCGCCATGCTGATGCCTTGCGTGGTGGTTGGTGTGGATCTGGCGGCCCCAGCGGTGCGTGTCAGCAATGGCGAATGGACGAGCGCCTGGGTGCGCTGGCACAGCCTGGCGGCCGGTAAGGCGCGGCACTGGCGGGCGCCAAGCCTGGGCGAGCAGGGGGTTTTGTTTAACCCAAGCGGCCAGGCTGGTATGGGCACTTTTCTCCCCGGGCTGTACGGCAATGCCGGCGGCCAGCCGGATAACCGTGATCATGTCGAGGTCTGGCGTTTTGATGATGGCGGCTCTCTGGTTTATGACTGGGAGGCCAAGAGCTACACAATCACGCTCCCCACTGGAACAGTCACTATCAAGGTTGGCAGCACGGTTGTAACCGTTACGGATAACGCGGTGAATGCCACGGTTGGCGGTACCGAGTTCGATCTGGCGCCCGGTTGGGCCGCGATCAAATCGCCTCAAATTGCGTTGATCGGTGCGGTAGAAATCGACGGCACGTTACACGTAACGCAAAGCATCACCGGCGCCGCAGACATCCTGGCGGCCGGTAACAGCGACAACCACCACAAGCATTAACCAAAAATCACCTACAGCCCGCCGCGTGCGGGCTTTTTCATGCCCGGAGGAATCATGGCCAAGCCCATCGAGAAGCCCGCAACCGAAGAACAAGCCACGACTGCGCCGGCGTCTTTGACGTTCCGCGATCTGGTCTACACGTCGCGCACGCTGGTTGTGCCTGATACCGATCGTACCTACCCGGTGGCCAAGGGCCTGGTGGTGGTACCGGAATCCGACAAAGAGGCTGTGGCCTTCCTGAAGGCTCATAGCGAATACGCCGCCCAGGAGGGCTAAGCCAGATGATCGGAATGGATCGCCACACCGGGCAACCCATATCCGGCATCGAGCATTTGCGGCAGTCCATCGCCGACATCCTGAGTACGCCCTTGGGCAGTCGTCGGCAGCGGCCGGAGTACGGCAGCAAGCTACGCGGTTTCGTTGACTTGCCAATCAATGCTGGTTGGAAAAGCGCGGTCCAGGCCGAAGCGGCCCATGCCCTCGGCCGCAGTGAGCCGCGCCTGAAGCTTGAGCGAGTGACGGCGCTTTCGCTGCTGGATGGGAAAATAAACATGCTCGTTACCGGCGAGTACCTGGGCGACAGTTTTGTCTTGGAGGTAAGCGTATGAGCATCGTGGACTTGTCGGCCTTACCGGCGCCGGACGTGCTTGAGCCGCTGGACTTTGAAGATGTCTACGAAGAAGGGTTGTCAGCGTTCCGCGCCTATATGGGCGACAACTGGAACGCCGCGCTTGAAAGCGATCCTGTTACCAAGGTGCTGGAGGTGGGAGCCTATAACAAGGTTGGTAACCGCGCCCGGGTTAACGACGCATGCAAGGCGCTGCTGTTGGCCCATGCGATCAAGGGTGACCTCGATCAGTTGGGCGCAAACGTCAACCTTCAGCGCCTGGTTATTCAGCCCGAGGATCTGCTGGCGGTTCCACCGGTGGCTGAAGTTCTTGAAGATGATGATTCGTACCGCGAGCGTATCCAGTTGGCCTATGAGGGGCTTACCACTGCGGGCCCGCGTAACAGCTACATCCTGCACGCGCGCAACGCGTCCGGCCTCGTGCGGGACGCCACGGCGGAAAGCCCATCGCCGGCACGCGTTACCGTAACGGTGCTGAGTACCGAAGGGGACGGGACGGCCACGCCGGCGCTGTTGGCCACGGTGGCTAAAGCCATCAATGACGACGACGTGCGGCCGCTGGGTGATCGGGTGACAGTCCAGGGCGCCGAAATTCTGAATTACCGCATTGACGCGATCCTGCACATGAACAGCGCAGGACCAGAAGGCGACGCCGCCCTGGCTGAAGCCTTGAGCCGTCTGTCGAAATGGGTCAACCCCCGTAAACGTCTTGGCGTTGAGGTGGCGCGGTCCGCTGTGGACGCCCAGGTGCATGTTGCCGGCGTTTCGCGTGTCGAGCTGCCCGGATGGGTCGACCTGGCCCCTACTAAAGCCCAGGCCGCGTACTGCACGGGTTACAGCGTGAGGTTGGCGGATGAAAAGCCTACTGCCCAGCAATAGCACGCAGCTGGAGCGCGCCCTTGAGGCTGCGCTTTACGAAAAAACCATTGTTCCATTGCGCACGCTCTACAACGCCGATACCTGTCCGGCCCATTTGCTGCTGCATCTGGCGTGGGCCTGGTCGGTCGACCGCTGGGATTATCGGTGGAGCGAGGCGACCAAGCGGGCCGCTATCAAGGCCTCGTATTACATCCATAAGCACAAAGGCACGATTGGCGCATTGCGCCGCGTGGTCGAGCCGCTGGGCTACCTGATCGAGGTCATGGAGTGGTGGCAGACGGTGCCCGAGGGGGTGCCGGGCACGTTCGCCCTGAAGGTCGGCGTGCTGGATACCGGCATTACCGAGGAAATGTACGACGAGCTGACCCGGCTCATTGATGACGCCAAGCCCGTCAGTCGGCACATGACCGGCCTGGCGATCAGCCTGGAGACCACCGGTTACATCGGCATCGGCGCCTGTGTAAGCGAGGGTGAAGTGATCGACGTTTACCCACCAACTCCCCGCGATATCGAGGTGACCGGCACCTATGGCCTGGTCATGTGTATTGATGAAATTGACACCCTGGACGTGTATCCATGATTGATCAGAACAGTCAGTTCTTTGCCATTCTCACGGTGGTTGGGGAGGCGAAACAGGCAAACGCTACCGCCCTGGGCCTGCCCTGGACGTTCGCCCAAATGGGCGTGGGGGATGCCAACCTAACGGACCCGATTCCCAACCGAACGCAAACAAGGCTGATCAACGAATGGCGCCGTGCGCCGGTCAATCAGGTGCGAACCGATCCGGCAAACCCGAACATCATCATCACCGAGCAGGTTATCCCGGCCGACGTGGGTGGTAAGTGGATCCGGGAAATCGGCCTGTATGACGCCGATGGCGACCTGGTGGCGGTGGCCAACTGTGCGCCGAGCTTTAAGCCTTTGCTTGTGCAGGGGACCGGCAAGACCCAAATCATTCGGATGAACTTCATCGTCGCCAATACCGCGAGCGTCGTCCTGAAGATTGACCCGGCGATTGTGCTGGCGACTCGTGAATACGTTGACACACAGATTGTTGAAGCCATGGCAAAAATGGACTTCAAGCATTCGGTGTTGGTGGCCAGCACGGGCAATATCGTCTTAAGCGGACTCCAGGCCGTAGACGGTGAGTCGCCCCCGAATGGTGCTCGGGTGTTAGCGAAGGACCAGTCCCTGCCTAAGGAAAACGGTATCTGGGTTGTGTCTACATCGGGTGCATGGAAGCGTGCGCAGGATGCAGATACCAGCGTCGAGGTGACGCCGGGGCTGTTCGTCAGTGTTGAAAAAGGCACGGTCAACGGTGACAGTGTCTGGCAGTTGGTGACTGATGCGCCGATTGTCTTGGGCACTACCGCTCTGGCCTTTGAAATGGCCGTGGGCCGCACCGGCGTCAGTGCTGGCTCTTATGCCAATGTCACCGTCGATAAGTACGGCCGGGTGATCGCCGGTACCAACTCGACCACGTTGGCGGGCCACGGCATTACCGACACCTACACCAAGGATCAAATCACGGCGATGATCGCCCAGGCCTCGGCATTACCGGTCGGCTCTATGATCGGGTTTCCCGTCGACAAGGTAGCGCCGGGCTTTCTAGAGCTGGATGGCAGCGTCAAAAGCGCGGCGGCTTATCCAGACTTGGCCACGTTCCTGGGCGGGGCATTCAACAAGGGTGACGAGGGCGCCGGCAACTTCCGTCTGCCAGAGTCGCGTGCCGAATTCCTGCGGGGATGGGACCACGGACGTGGGGTTGATGTTGGGCGGGGTATCGGTAGTTTGCAGGCGGAGGCATTAAAAACTACCCCACTTAACCCTGGCTATAACGTACTGACTGGGGGAGCCACAACTGCAAACGTCTCGGTTGGTGGTGGTCAGTTCGCTTCGCGGCCTACGACCGAGCTTTCAATAGGTAGCGGTTCTGAAACTCGCCCGCGCAACCTTGCGGTGATGTGGTGCATTAAGGCCTGGAACGCGCCGATCAATCAGGGAAATATTGACGTTGCGGCGCTTGAGGCTGAAGTCGCGCGGATGCGCTCTTTGGTGATCACCAACACTCACAAAAAGCTTTCTGTTTCAACTACGGGTGCAAGCGCGGTTGTCTCACTCAAGGCTGAAAAGCTGATCATTGGTAGCGGTGTTGCTGCGAAGGCAGTAACGCAGGTCGATCTATCAGTGAACATGGCGGCGTCTGGTTTGGGTGGCCTGGATACAGGCGTGGTCGCTGCGTCGAGCTGTTATGGCCTATGGGTAGCAACCAACGGTGCGAATACAGCGGCAACGGCTGCGCTTATGCCAGTTCTGCCGGGCGCTGTCACGCTCGGCTCGCCAATTATTACCGGGCTGCCTAACACCTCCTCAATGCGTGTTGGCATGCAGTTCTGTAGTGCGTTTTTCCCGTGGGGCGTGACGATCAAGTCGATTGACTCGGCTAGCCAAATTACTGCGAACCAATCGGCGCTGGCGACCGTAGCGACGGATTACCTACGTTTTGTCTATGAGCCAGTTTTGCCCGTTGGATATGTTGCCAGTCGGTTCAGCTCTTTTTACACCGACTCAAGCGCCAATAAGTTTCCGTTGGCGTATACGCAATGGAATCGGATCATTCGATTGAAGCCTGGCACCGGAACCAATGTGTTGACCCTTCCAGCGCTGGCAAGCGGTATTCAAGGGAATCCGGTGCATCCTCCGACATTTGTGCCCGTGTCCCTCGGGGCCTACGTGCCGCCAACGGCATCTGTGGTGACACTTACGATTACTGGTTTTATTGCGGGTAACTCAGTAATTGTTGCTCCAAATCCGGGGCATTACGGTGTCAACAGTTCGCCTGCCTGTTCAAGCCCTTTGCATATAAGCCAGGGTTTAACTAGTAGCGCAACGCACGACTCTACGACCCGCGATGTGCTTCCAGAGCGGGGGTACTTCTACTACGCATCAAGCGCTAACCCGTCCGGCGTTGCGCTGGCAGGCTTTGAGGACGATATATGAGCGGTTTCGCAGTAAGAAACGATGGTGAGTTCGGCTTTCGCTCTGTGGGCGGCATTGACGAGCTGTTTCCCAACGAGGTTTTTTCGAAGGTGGAGCCGCCTGCTTTTTCGTCGCCTCCGCCAAGTTCCGAGGAGCTGGCGGCACAGGCAAGGGGGCAGCGCGATAAGTTGTTGGGGGTTGCCGCAAACCGCATGGGTCCACTGCAAGATGCTGTAGACATCGGTCGCGCTACAGATGGCGATGTGGTGCAGCTGGCGCTGTGGAAGGGCTACCGGGTCGACCTCAACCGGATTGAGGAGCAGGAGGGCTTCCCCTCCGAAATCCAGTGGCCTTTATCACCTGATGAACAGCCGGTGCCGGTAGAAACTCCGGCTGAAACGCCTACCGAATAGCGCCCCGCACTGACGGGGCGTTTTCTTTTCCGATACCTGAGGTTTACCCATGCCGTTGCATATTCTGCGCGCTGCTTTGCAGTGGGCGTTGTTTCTCCCGTTGCGCGTAATTCTGATCCTGCTGGGCTTTCTGGTTGTGCCCCTGGCGCTGCCCGGACTGGCTTTTGAGGGGCCGCCTGTGGCGTTCACCCAGGCCCCAGGCGATTGGCGCCTGGCGCGGCTTCCTGCCTGGGCTTGGTTGTGGTCCAACGACCGCGACGGCGCTTTGGGTGATAAGCGCGGGTGGTGGCACATGAACACGCCTTTCGACCTGGGCGCCTATCACTGGTTCTCGCAATTCTGGTGGCTGGCCATCCGCAACCCGGCGAACAACATGCGCTTTAACCCCTGGTTCAGTTGTCCGGTAGCTGAGTGCGACTACCGCTATTGGGGCGCCGAGGTGGTCAAGGATCGCCCCGGGCAGGGTGGGCGCCGTTTGATCCTGGCCACGCACAAGAAAACGGGCCGCCGCTATTACGGTTTCTACGGTGTGTGGCAGTGGTCGGCCGCGCGAGCCCTGGTGATTCAACTGGGCTTCAAGCCTGAGCCAAGCGACTGGAAAGAAGACTACAGCGCCGATCCAAGCGCGCAGTGGAAGGGCCTCACGTTTGAGGTGAATCCCTGGAAGTCGATTTAAGCCACTACAGCGTCCTCCCTGGCGCTGATCGTTACGCGTAACACGAACAACCTACGGCCTCGCTTATGCGGGGCTTTTTCGTTTCTGGAGATTGAGCCCTATGAGTTTCTTTCACGGCGTCACTACTTCGCTGATCGACACCGGCACGCGCACTATTTCGCTCCCGTCGTCCTCGATCATCGGTCTGTGCGACACCTTCACGCCGGGCGTACTCGGTGGCGGTAACGCCAAGGCGGGGGAGCTGAAGCTGATCACGTCCGAGCGCGAAGCCATTGCCGCGTTCGGCACTGACTCGGCGATCACCCGGGCTTGCCAGGCAATCTATGTGCGGGCTAAGGCTGTGATTGTCGCCATTGGCGTGCCTAAGCTCGCTGACGCCGCGCTGCAAACGTCCGCCATCATCGGTGGGGTTCTGGCGGATGGGCAGCGCACGGGCCTTCAGGCGCTGCTGGACGGCAAGAGCCGACACAACGCCCAGCCTAAGTTGCTGATTGCCCCGGGGCACTCGGCCACGCAGGCGGTGGCCACCGCCATGGACGCCCTGGCCGGCAAGCTGCGCGCGATTGCCATTGTTGATGGCCCGAATACCACGGACGAGGCCGCCATGGCCTACGCGTTGAACTTCGGCAGTAAGCGCATCTATCTGGTGGATCCGGGTGTGCAGTTCTGGAGCACTGTCGACAGCGCGACCGTGAATGCCCCGGCCTCTGCCTGGGTGGCTGGCCTGTTCGCCTGGACCGATGCCGAGTACGGCTATTGGGCGTCGCCATCGAACAAAGAGTTTGTCGGCATCACCGGTACCACCCGGCCGGTGGAGTACTTGGACGGCGACGAGACGTGCCGGGCCAACCTGCTCAATAACGCGAACATCACCACGATTATTCGCGATGGCGGTTACCGCCTGTGGGGCAACCGCACGTGTTCGGCGGATGCCAAGTGGTCGTTTGTCACCCGTGTGCGCACCTGCGACATCCTCATGGATGCGATCCAGGCGGGCCACAAGTGGGCTGTAGACCGCTCGATCACGAAAACCTATGTGTCTGACGTGACCCAGGGCCTGCAAGCCTTTATGCGCGATCAGAAGAACGCCGGCGCCGTGATCAATTTCGAGGTTTACGCGGACACCGAGCGCAACACGTTAAGCCAAATCGAGCAGGGCAAAATCTTCTGGCGCATTCGCTTTACCGACGTGCCGCCGGCAGAAAACCCGAATTTCCTGATCGAGGTCACCAACGAGTGGCTGGCCGAAGTACTTGAAGCAGCCTAAGGGGGCCGAGCAATGATTCCTGAAATGTTGACCAACTGCGTCATGTTTGCTGATGGCGTGAGCTTTTCCGGTGACGTGCCGTCCATGACGCTGCCCAAGCTGGCGATCAAAACCGAGGAATACCGGGGCGGTGGTATGAGCGGCCCGGTCGACATGCCTACCGGCTTGGAAAAGCTGGAGGCGGCTTTCACCACCAACGGCGTGCGTAAAGAGGCGCTGAAGTTCTTCGGCCTGGCGGATCAGACCGCGTGCAACCTCGTTTTCCGTGGATCGTTCAAGGGCCAGAAAGGCACCGTCAAGTCGGTAACTGTGACCCTGCGCGGCACGCTCAAAGAAGTCGATATGGGCGATTGGAAGCCAGGCGACAAGGCCGAAATCAAGCACGCCGTGGCCGTCACCTACTACAAGCTCGAAATCGACGGTCGTGTGATGTACGAAATCGACTTTGCCAACATGGTGCAGGTGATCAACGGTGTTGATCAGCTGGCCGCTGAACGCTCGGCCCTGGGCCTCTAAGGATTGATGACATGACCAACGTATCTCTCGCTGCACCGCTCCCGTCCTGGCTGGTCCTGAGTGACGAAGGCGTTACCGTAACGCTCAAGCACAAGGCCAATCTCAATGGGGTTGTGACCGACAAGTTGATGATGCGCGCGCCCAGCGTAAAGGATGTTATGGCCGCCAAAATCGCCGGCAATGGCGACCATGAAAAGCATGAGTTGAGCTTGTTTTGCAGCCTGCTCACTGCCACCGAGGCGGAACTTACGGCCCTCAAATACAAGGACTACATGCGCCTTCAGGCGGGCTATTTTCGCCTGGTTGAAGACGACGAGGTGTAGCGAGGGCACGCTTAAGGCGCTGGCCAAACGCTTGGCAAAAGAGACGGGTTTCTCGTCTGCCGAGATACTGGCCATGCCCTTTAACGTGATGGTGTGGTGGCTCACGGATTGAGCCGCTGTTGATCTTCCCGACGTATAGGGCGCGCACATGGCAAACAAACTTGCTCTCGGCCTGGTCATTGGCGGGGCTGTCAGCTCGACGGTGGGGGCGGCGTTCAAGGACGTCAGCAACAAAATCAAAAAGCTGGAGGAACAAGGTTCCCGGGCGCGGGTGCTGGAAAAGACGATCGGCGAAACCATGCGCTTGCGCGATGAATGGCGCAAAGCGTACATGGCAGGCGACAAGGGCGCCGAAGCTCTGCGGCGCAAGCTGGAGAATAATCTGGACGGCCTGCGTAAGCAGGGTGTGGAAGTGCGCAACCTGACCAAGGCTTACGCGGCCATGGGACTGGCGGCAACTAAGGCCGAGTTTAAAGCCAAGGGCCATATGCAGCTCGATGCTGGTAAACAGCAGATGAAAAACAGCATTGGCCAGGCGGCGGCCGCCACGGCAGCAATGGCCATTCCGACGAAGGTGAGCGCGGACTTTGGCGCGATTGTTCGTGACATTGCGATCAAGGCGAACATTGCCAATAAGCCCGAAGAGGCGCAGATGGCCAAGACCATTATTGGCACGTCGCGTGATACCGGCATGGCCCGCAATCAGGTGGCCGAGGTGGTCAACGCTTTGGTGGGTGCCGGCATGGAGCTGGATAAAGCCCTGTCGTACGCGCCGGTGGCGGCCAAGTTTGCCGTGGGCCAGGGTTCGGACGGCGGCGAAACGGCCCGCATGATCAACGCCCTGGGGCAGAACGCCAAAATCTCCGACCCGGCCGTGATGCAAAAGGCGCTGGAGGCCATCGCCTATCAGGGCCAGGCGGGCAGCTTTGAAGCGGCCGACATGGCGCGTTGGTTCCCTGAGCTGTTGGCGGGCATGGGCAAGATCGGTATCACCGGCATGGATGCGGTGACGCAACTGGGCTCAATGCTTCAGGTGCAAATGAAGACCGCCGGCGGTGCCGACGAAGCGGCCAACAACCTCAAGAACTGGATGGAGAAAATCGGTTCTGGCGATACGGTCAAGGCCTACAAGGACGCCGGGATTGATTACCAAGCGTCGATGAATACCGGCTTGCAGAACGGTAAATCGACCCTGGAATCCAGCTTTGAGCTGGCACAGAAGTACATTGCGGCAACGGATCCGAAGAAGGCCGCCGCGATGGCCGCCGCTACGGCGAAGATCAGTAAGGAGACTGACCCCGAGAAAGCCAAGGCCATGATTGCCTCCCTGGAGCAGGCTTTGCGTACCGGGGATCTGTTCGCGGACATGCAGGTTAAGGGCGCTTTGACGGCCTTCATGCAGAACAAAGAGCTGTACGCGCAGCTCAAGAAAGACTCGGCCAGTGCCACCGGGATCCTTGATAAGAACCTTGAGGAACGCCGGCAGGCGTCAGCGCAAAAATGGGCGGAAATGGCCCAGGGTATGGACGAGGCCATGCGCGCCATTGGCGATGCATTCCGGCCTGTCACTGACAAAGTGGCGGATGGTTTGGCCTATGTCACCCAGGGGCTGGCCAAGCTGTCGGACGAGTCGCCCCGGGTGGTGACGGGGATCGGCGCCGCCGTGGCGGCCGTGATCGCATTTCAGACCGCTATGAGCGGATTCAAGATTGCCAAGGGGTTGCTCAACCTTGGGCGCGGCTCGCTGATGGGTAACCCCAACATCCCGCAAAAAGTCATTGTCACCAACATGCCCGTGGGCGGACCTGGTGGTATGGGAATGGGCGACCTCGATGACACCGGCGTAAAGGACGGGAAAGGCAAGGGCAAGGGCGGCGGCCGTGGCGGCCGAAGCCCCGGGCGTGGCATTGGGGCGGGCATGAAGGGGCCGGCAGTATTGGCCGTGATAGAGGCCGGTTTTAGGGTCAAAGACACTTACGACAACGCTGAAACCCAGGACGAAAAAGCCGAAGGCTATGGCGCTGCGGCTGGCGGACTTGCTGGCACGCTCGCCGGTGCGGCGGCCGGTGCGGCCATTGGTTCGGCAGTGCCGGTAATCGGCACCATCGTGGGCGGCCTGATTGGGGGATATCTGGGAAGCTTGGGCGGTGACGCCCTGGGCGGTGCCATCGGCAAGTCAATGTTTGGCTCTGACGAAAGCAAGAAGGTCATGCCCGTGGCCGGGCCGCTGATGATGAAGGATGCCGGCAAGGACATCCCGCCAGTGCTGGGGGATATTGCCAAGTCTTTTGCCCCGTCTCGTACGGGGCCGCTGATGTTGGCCAATCCAGGCCAGGGCGCGTTGCCGGCAACGCCAAGCGCCCTTAATCCGGGCGATGTTTCGCGAGCCATGATGATGCCCCAGGCCGCCGCAGATGCGACGGCTGGACCGCTTGCGGCGGCCGTGGTCGCCAAGGTGCAGCCGGCGAAGATCGAGCCCAAGGTGGACATTCACGCTCCTATCACGCTGACGGTGCAAGGGGATGTGAAGGATCCGGCCGAGCTTATGGCCCAGCTGCGGCCACTGATGGAGCAGCAGCAACGGGAAATCGCCCAGCAGCTCGAAAATCGCAAGCTCTACGACGCGCCGCATACCTAAGGGGGGAACATGGAATCACTGGCACAGCTACAGTCTGGCCTGAAGTACCTGGCCTCGGCCGGTGAAGCGGGCCGGCGCAGTATTGATGGGATGATGGGGCCGGTAAACGGTGCGATCAGCGAAATCACCGGCGCGGCCAACGAGCTGGAGGATCTGCCCTTTATTGGCCCGGCCGTGGGGGCAAAGCTTCAGCGAGTCATGCGTGGGATTGCCACCGCCCAGGCCAAGGTTGGCCAGGTGGTGGCGACTTATAACCGGGCCACGCGCGCCCTGTCGCAGATTGACGAGCGCCTGGGCACCTTGAAAGAGCAGGCCGGCCGGGCGGCTACGGCGATCAACAAGATCGCCGGCAAGATTGACCCGTCACTGGCCAACATCCTACCCACCGGTGCGTTTGCTACGGACGGCACGCCGGCGAAAGAGGCGGTGAAGCCTTTTCCCCATCTGCTGATCATTCAGCCGCTGGACCCGAAAGCGCAGCCGTATTACTTCAACCTAGATACGGCAGCCTTTGACTCATTGCGCCGCTCGACGGCATACCGCTGGGCCTCACAAGAGCGCCTGACGCGCCGGTCGGCCCAGCAGGCCGTGGGCATGGGTGACGAGAAAATCACACTTAAGGGTGATATTTTTCCGGGCTATCGGGGCGGCCTGGGACAGCTAAACACGCTGCGTTCGATAGGCTCCCAGCTCAAGCCGGTAACCCTGACCACGGGCTACGGTGTTGTGCTGGGCACCTGGTGCCTCACGAGCGTTGACGAAGACCAAAGCGCGCTGATGCAGGGTGGTATCCCTCGCAAGCAGGCTTTTACCTTGGAGTTTGTGCGCTATGGCGACGACATGCAGAACATCTGACGGGGATCTGCTCGATACCATTTGCCATAACTTCTATGGCCATCTGGTGGGCAGTGTTGAGGCCGTGCTGGCGGCCAATCAGGGCCTGGCGGACGAGGATCAGCCTTACCGCGCTGGCGTGGTGATTGTCTTGCCGGATCTGCCAGGCCCTGTGGATGAGCAAGTGGCCTTGTGGGATTGATTCAGTTCTATCGGCTGCGCCCTTGTTCCGTTACGCGTAACGCCTCCCTTTCCTAAAGCCCGCCCAGTGCGGGTTTTTTATTGGCCAATGCCCTATGACTCCCCAATTTAGAATCGTCGCGAACGGTTCCGACATTACGTCGCTGATTAACGATCGGCTTTTGCTGCTGCGCACCACGGACAAGCCCGGCATGGAGTCGGACGAGTTTGAGTTGCGCATTGATGACCGCGACGGCCTGGTAACGCTGCCCAAGCGCGGCGCCGGGATCGAGGTCTACCTGGGCTATGCCGAAACGTCCCTGGTGCGCCTAGGTCGCTATGTGGTCGATGAAATCGAGGTTTCCGGGCCGCCGGATACCATCGTTATCCGGGGCAAGGCGAGCGACATGCGCGGTACCGGTAAATCGATCCGCAGCGGCAGTTGGGAAGACGTGCCACTGTCGAAAATCGTTTCTGACATTGCGGCCCGTAACGGCTGGGCACCGGCCTGCACCATCGCCACGAAGGTCGCCCGGGCTGACCAGCTCCACGAATCTGACTTTAGCTTTGTCACGCGTTTGGCCAAACAGTACGACTGCACCGCCAAGGTGGGCGACGGCAAGTTGATGGTGATGCAGCGCCAAGCCGGCCTGAGTGCCAGCGGCAAGGTGATTGGCGCGGTCACCATCACGCGCAGCGACGTAAGCCGTTGGCAGTTCCGCCTGGGCGACCGTAACGCGCACAAGACCGTGGCGGCCAAGCATCAGGACAAGAAGACAGGCAAGTTGTCGGTGGTATCCCTGGATAACGACGACGTGCCGGACGGCCTGCCGGCGGTGCACACCGACCGGCATATTCACCCGAACAAGACTGCCGCCGAGTCCGCGGCTAAGGCGCGCTTGGCTGCGTTCAACCGTTCGACGGCCGGCGTGCGCCTGGAAATGGACGGGCGCACGGATCTATTCGCGGAGCGCTCTATCAATGCCCAGGGCTTCAAGGTGGGGCTTGATGGCGAGTACCTGGTGGATTCTGTGGAGCAGACATTCACCCAAGCCGGGTGGTCCACCACCGTCGAGTGCAACGGCGGCAAAAAGGGCAAAGCAAAAGCCAAGGGCAAGAAACCGAAGAAAGAAGCGAAGCCCGTCAAGGTCGTAAGTCTGGCGTAGCGGCTGCGCATCACAACACCCGCCACGTGCGGGCTATTCACGTTAGGAGCTTGTATGCCCATCACCGAGCAGCAGTTGCTGCAAATCTTCCCGAACGCCCGCTCATTAGCGGGCGTTTTTGTATCCGCCCTAAACGCGGCCATGGCTAATCGAAAGATCGACACACCGAAGCGTCAGGCGGCATTCCTTGCCCAGGTCGGCCACGAGTCTGGCCAGCTGCGGTACGTGCGTGAACTGGGGAGTGATCAATACCTCAGCAAGTACGACACCGGCACGCTGGCGGCCAAGCTGGGGAACACGTCTGCAGCCGACGGTGACGGCCAACGCTATCGCGGCCGTGGGCTGATCCAGATCACTGGCCATGACAACTACTTGCGCTGCAGCCTGGCGCTGTTTGGTGATGAACGTTTGCTGCGCACGCCTGAGCTGCTCGAGCAGCCGCAATGGGCGGCGGAATCGGCAGCTTGGTTTTGGTCGGTGAATGGGCTTAACGCACTCGCGGATCAAGAGCAGTTCAACACCATCACCCGGCGGATCAATGGCGGGCTCAACGGCCTGGAGGATCGGTTTCAACTGTGGGCCAGGGCGAGGGCGGTGTTATGCGTCTCTTCGACCTGATCCCCACGCAATATCGGATTGCGGCGGTCGGCCTGCTGCTGGTGATGTTGGCCGCCGGATCTGCTGCCCTGGCCTGGACTGCTCAAGACTGGCGCTACGGCAAGCAGCTGGAGCACCAGGCCCGGCTCCATGCCGACACCCTCGGCGAGTTATCCCAAGCCGCTGTCGCCCTGCAACGCAAAGAGCAGGACAAGCGCTTTGCCCTTGAGCAGCGCCTGCACAACAACGACGAAACCCACTACAAGGAATTGACCGATGAGCAAACGAAGCAAGCTCGTCTGCGTGATCGCCTGGCTACTGCTGATCTCCGGTTGTCAGTCGTACTCGCCGCCACCGATGCCACCAGCAGCTGTGCAGTGCCAACCACCACCGCCACCGGCCGCGTGGTTCATGGCCCCACAAGAGCCCAACTTGACCCAGCGCATGCTCAACGAATTATCGGGATCACCGATGCGGGCGACCGAGGATTGATCGCCCTGCGGGCCTGTCAGGCCTATGCAAAAGTAGTTTCTACACCGAAGTAAAAGGAGCGGCCGGGCAGGATGCGTCAACATCCAACCCGGCCACCTTCCCCGCAGAACGTCCCTGCAAGTCCAGCCAAGGCTCCTGCTTCGTGCACAAAGCGGAGCGAGCCTAGCACTGTTTATCCATACAGCAAAGGTCTTGCTTTTTATGTCTACACCCATCATCCCTTGGATGGGCGGCAAACGCCGCCTGGCCGACCGCCTTATCCCACTCTTCCCACCCCACGAATGCTACGTCGAAGTCTTTGCCGGCGGCGCCGCGCTCTACTTCATGCGTCCCCAGGCTGCGCCTGTTGAAGTCCTCAACGACATCAATGGAGACCTGGTGACGCTGTACCGCGTGGTGCAGAACCACCTGGAAGAATTTGTGCGCCAGTTCAAATGGGCGCTCAGCTCCCGCCAGGTGTTCGAGTGGCAGAAGATGACCCGCCCTGAAACACTCACCGACATCCAGCGTGCCGCTCGGTTCTTCTACCTGCAGCACCATGCCTTTGCCGGCAAGGTGACCGGGCAGACGTTTGGCACCGCTACCACTGGCCCGGCCATCAACCTGCTGCGGATCGAGGAGAACTTGTCTGCGGCGTGGCAGCGGTTGTCCGGCACTTACGTCGAAAACCTCTCCTGGCTTGAGTGCGCGGAGCGTTATGACCGGGTGCACACCTTTCATTACATGGATCCGCCTTACTGGGAGACCGCCGGTTACGGTGTCACTTTTCCGTTCGAAGAGTACGAGCGGATGGCCGACTTCATGCGGCGCTGCAAGGGAAAGGTCATGGTCAGCATCAACGATCATCCTGATATTCGGCGTGTTTTTGAGGGCTTTCATTTCGAACACCTGAGCATTCGTTACAGCAACTCCAATCAGCGCCGAGGGGAAGCAAAGGTATTCGGTGAGCTTGTCATCATGAATTGGATACCTTCTGCTCTTGATAGTCTGTTCTAATTCCGAAATAACATCTGAATTAGTCTAACGATTTCGATGGCTAAGGTGAGAGTGAGTTCGATAAGTTTGGCGGTCATATAATTTTCCAGGTTGAGTTGGCCTGCTCGACGCGTTGATTCGCGTCGATTGCGGGGATTACTTTAGATGGCCTGGAGATTAGATAGAAAGTTTGGCTTGGCTGTCAATGCTCTTAAGATGATTTTCTAAAGAGTGGCCGCCAAGCCGCAGCCCGCCGCTGTCAAGGGGCTGTGGGTGGTGAAAGTTTCTTGGCTATAAAAGTTAAAAAGGCTATTTGGCTTGCGTAGACTACTCAAGTTACGTGCTTACGTACTTACGTACTTACGTAGCTCTCTTGGTGGTTAACTTTTATAGCTATCTAGAGATATCTAGGGGTATCCATTAGTTACCAAAAAGATATCTGGTGGATATCCTTTCCATATTCATCAGGTATGCTTTGGATCTCCTCGCTCAGCTTCCTCTGTGTACGTTGTAATTGGTTGCGTTAGCTATGCTCTGAACCTGCTATCGGTGTGATCAAGTCTGCAGCATGGTTTCGAACATTGCCCACCGAGGTGCCAACCCGAAACCACTCAAAGTCATTCACTGGCTGACAGCACGTCTTCGCTATTTCCTCGGCTCGGCCCGGAGTAAGGCTGGGGTCGATCCATTCCCTGGCATGTTCAGGTGTCAGTACCAACGGCTTGCGGTCATGGATATCCACCATGCCCTGATCACTGGCGGCGGTGATGATCACAAATCCGTCGTCCACATGGGGATTCAGGCCAGGATGAACTTGAGCGAGCGCGCCAAAGAACATAGGCCTCTGACTCTTCAGGCGAATCAAGTAGGGCTGCTTTTTCTTCGGATCGTCAGGGTCTTTGACCCACTCATACCATCCTTCACTCGGCACCAAGGCTCGGCCATTGGGCCAGAGCTGTTTGAAGAATTTCCCCGTGGTGACCGTCTCGACTCGAGCATTGATTGGATCCGGGCGTTTACCCTTCGCCCAGAACGGCGCCCATCCCCATTTGACTGCATCAATATGCAGCCCATCCTCTGCCGCGTGTAGCACCTGCACCCGTGTTGACGGAGCGACGTTGTAGCGCCCTATAGGCTGAGCGTCATATCCGCTAAACAGGTCTATCTGCGGGCTCAGTTCTTCTATGAAGATCGCCATTCCTTCGTACTGCACGAATCGCCCACACATACGCACCTCTCCGCTTGTCGAAATCCCCTACAGAAAAATTGACCGCAAGCACCTTACAAAGTTAACTGTACATTCATACAGTAATTGTAAAAGGCCGCATCATGAGCTTCACCATTCTAGGTCCGATCGCTGAGGTAGGCGCGAAGTTGCCACTGTGTTCGTTCAAGGTTCCGGCCGGCTTTCCCTCGCCTGCAGCGGATCACATTGAGCAGCACATCTCATTGGATGAGGTCCTGAATATCCGTGCGCCCCACGTGTACCTGGTAGCAATCACCGGTGAGAGCATGCAGGGTATCGGGATATTCGATGGTGACTTGGCCGTGGTGGATCGTGCCATTGAGCCTATGCATGGGCACGTGGTGGTGGCCCTGCTGAACAATGAGCCTGTCTGCAAGCGCTTGTGTAAGCGAGGCCGGGAGGTCGTCCTGCTGTCTGAAAACCCCAAGTTCCCGGCACGCTACGTTCTTGAAGGCGACGAACTGTCGATTTGGGGCGTCATCACCAGCACAGTGCGTAGCCATGTCTAAGCACGAGCCAACCTTTGCACTGATCGATTGCAATAGCTTCTATGCCAGTTGCGAGCGGGTATTCCGTCCCGACCTGGCGAGGGTGCCCATCGTGGTGCTGAGCAATAACGATGGTTGTGTGATTGCACGTAGTTACGACGCTAAGCCGTTCATCAAGATGGGCGAGCCGTATTTTCAGATTAAGCACAAGCTCAAGCAGCACGGCATTATCCCGTTCTCCTCCAACTATGCGCTGTACGGTGACATGAGCGAGCGCGTGATGAGCCTGATCGAGGCGATGGTGCCTGCAGTTGAGGTGTACAGCATCGACGAGGCGTTCGCCGACCTGACTGGTATCGGTGGGCTGGATGCCTTAGGCCGGCAGATTCGCGCCCAGGTGCTCCGTTGCACCGGTATCCCTGTCGGCGTAGGCATCGCTCACACAAAGACCCTGGCAAAGCTGGCAAACCACACAGCGAAGCGCCTGCAGTCCCAAACCGGTGGGGTGGTTAACATCACCGATCCGGTTAAGCGTGACTGGGTGCTGCGAAATACGGACGTGGGGGAGGTGTGGGGCGTGGGCCGCAAGATGAAACTCCACCTCGATGCCATGGGCATTAAGTCCGCCATGGACCTAGCCAGGGCCGACCCGTGGACGCTCCGTAAGAAGTTCAGCATTGTGATCGAGAAGACGGCTAGAGAGTTGGGCGGCACGCCTTGCTTGGAACTGGATGAGCCGGATCCGCCAAAGCAGGAAATCTGCTGCAGCCGCATGTTCGGCAAGAGACTGACGGAGTTGCCGCCAATCAAGGAGGCGGTGGCCACCTACATGATGCGAGCCTCGGAGAAGCTCCGCGCTCAGAAATCGCTTTGTAAGAAGGTGCGCGTGTGCATCCGCACTGGCATGTTCAACCCGGACGAGGCGAAGTATGCGAATGGGGTGGTGGTGGATATGCCGTATCCCACTGACGATGTGCGGCTGCTTACTCAAGCGGCGGTGGGGGCGGTTGATCGGATATTTCGACCATGCTTTAAGTACAGTAAGGCTGAGGTGATGTTGCTCAACCTCTGCCAGCAAGGTGAGTACACCGACGATCTATTTGCTACATCACAGCCGGGGGAGGCGACCCGGGTGATGACAGTCATGGACCAGATCAATGAGCGATGGGGTAGGGGGACGTTGCGCTCAGCCTGTGTGCCGGCTGATCCTGATTGGGGCATGCGTCGCGAGATGATGAGTCAAAGTTATACCACAAAGCTGGATCAGCTATGGTCGGTAGCGTGCATCTGATGGGTGTTCGGGGTCAGTGCCAGTTCTGTATGAACCCTTTCAAATCGTGAATGTGTCTATGATGGCAGCCTGATTCAAATGTGTTGTGTTCGTCTGCATACTCATGCCACATTGAACCTCTACTGAAGATACCTGTTAGTACGTTTATCAATGGAACTGTCATAAAAGGAATGAGTATGGCTGTACATCTAGATGAAGCTGAAAAACAAATACTTGGTGCACTGTTAGTGGATTTTTCAAGTCGCGGTCTAAATGCTGAAAAATTGAGTTCCGGGTACGAGGGGCCGCAAGTTTCTGCTTTGGTAGCCGCCATCTGTGATGGAAATGAGATTACTCAAGTTGATTTTGATATTGCATTTGCAGATCTTGAAAAAAAGAGACTGATAAGTACGGGGCCTTATGCGGTTATTGATAATCCGCCTGATAGTGGAATAATATTCATAGGTGGCTACAGTAAGCGAGAGTACGCGGGATTGACAGAGCTTGGTTATAAGACCGCTCGAAAGGCACCAAATCGGCCAGGTACTGCTCAGCGCACTGTGAATAATGTCAACATTTCTGGTGGGAATTTCACTAACTTTCAGCTTGCGGCTGGCAATGGTTCAGTTCAAAAAATGGATGTAGCTGCAGGTGTGGATAGCGAGGTCTTACTGAAGCTGATTGGTATTCTAGAGGGGCAGGGAATAACAGTTACTCCGGCAAAGCGTGCAGATCTAATTTCTGCTATTGAAGAGGCTAATGAAGGTAATGGTAAAGGGGCTAAGAGCTTACTTGAAAAAATATGCGGCCCCGCATGGTTAGGTATGCAACCTGTTATCTGGCCGGTTCTCGGGGAGATTGTTAAGAAAAGCTTAGGTCTTTAG